TGGTTTGAAAAATTATCAAGAAATAAAACCGATAAGGAAATCGTAGATTTCTTTGTCGCTAATTTTGTGAGTGCTGACGATCCTTCTACACTCTGGATTGGTAATATCATCAGAGAAGGTGATAATTACTATAAAAACTGGATGAAGAGAAATCAAAGTCTGACTTATGTCTTCAAAGAAGAGTCTGAAAAACTTTTCACTGAATATAAGTTTGAAGAAGTTTTTGATTGTTCTAAGGGTCATCCACCCGTTCTTAAAAAGTTCCTGAGTGGGAACATTAGCCTTGAAACACTGGTAATCTATGATAGAATATTCCTGTTCGGGAATAAGTTCGATAAGAGACTGCAAGACCCAGTGTGGGAAACCGTCAGTTTAAAAATGAAGAAATATTCACCGTTCATACATATAGATGTATTCCGTTACAAGAAAATCCTGAAGGAAGTTATCGTAGGAGAACAATGAGTTTTTTTGAGTCTGAAGTCGTCCGTGCTGAGATGACTGAAATTTCCGAGCTTCAGGAAGAAATCTACCATAATGTGTTTTCCTTTTTCAAAATGTCAAAGAATGACAAGATTAAACACGTAGATTTACTTCAAAAATTGCTGAACAAACAGCAGATTCTTTATACTCGTCTGAGTCTGTCAGATGATCCTGAAGCAAAGAACATGAAGAAGAAAATTGCAGAATCTGCTGCGATGATGGGTCTTGAACCGAATGTTGATATGAATGTCATCTTCAGCAACATGTCAAAACTCATTGGTGTGATGCGTGAACAGATTGACAAGAATGACCTGAAGGGTTAGAATAACGGGGTACACAAAGGCCAAATCCAATTCATACGAGGTACAAATGTCTTTTGCTAATCTTAAAAAGCAATCTAAACTTGGTTCGCTCACCGAAAAACTGGTGAAAGAAGTTGAGAAAATGAGCACTGGTTCTAGTGGTGTAGATGAACGTTTCTGGAAACCAGAGATGGACAAGACTGGTGTTGGTTCTGCAGTGATTCGTTTTCTGCCTGCTCCTGAAGGTGAAGACCTTCCCTGGGTGAAAATGTATTCCCATGCATTCCAAGGCCCTGGTGGTTGGTATATCGAGAACTCCCTGACTACCACTGGTGGTAAAGATCCTGTGTCGGAATACAATCGTGAACTGTGGAACACAGGTAGCGAGAATGACAAGGAAACTGTGCGTAAGCAGAAGCGCAAACTGAACTACTACAGCAACATTTACGTTGTGAAGGATCCTGCGAATCCTCAGAACGAAGGTAAAGTTTTCCTGTTCAAGTTCGGTAAGAAGATCTTCGACAAGATTCTGAATGCGATGCAACCAGAGTTTGAAGATGAAGAACCGATCAATCCCTTTGACTTTTGGGGTGGTGCTAACTTCCGCCTGAAGATCCGTAAGGTTGAAGGTTATTGGAACTATGACAAGTCAGAGTTTGACTCTCCTGCTCCTCTGCTGGAAGATGATGATGCTCTGGAAACTCTGTGGAAGAAAGAGTATTCTCTGTCTGCAATCGTTGCTCCCGATCAATTCAAGTCCTATGATGATCTGGAGAAGCGTCTGAAGTATGTGCTGGGTCAAAAGAGCCCTGCTCGTGCTGTCGCTGAGCAAGAAGAAGAGTATGAGTCCTATGTTCAGACTCCTACTAAGGAAGAAAAAGTGATGGAAGAACTGGAAGCATCTTATCAGAAGAGCAAGTCTTCTCCTTCTCTTCCGAATCTGTCAACCGTTGACGATGATGACGAAGACGATGCGATGAAGTATTTCCAGAAACTCGTTGACGATTGATTATTCGTAGAGTCTGATATTATCTCCTTGTTTCAGGGTGGGGTTCAAATATTGAGCTCCACCTTTTTTATACTTCATAATACTGTCAAGGTCATTGAAGACAATATTCAGATACGCTGGTTTAAGAATAAAAATATGTCTCTTATCGTCTTGAATTTTATCTTCGTATTGATAGTTTGTGATTCCATCTGTGATATTTGTTGCAGTCACTTCGGTTCCTAAACCAGAATCATAATAAGTCACCGAATAGTTTTGTTGAACTTCTAATCCTTGAGGGACAATTGTGATTCCGTTTGTATCCTTTACTTCTTGTGTTTCATAATGATGAACGCTGTATAAAACATCATAAGTCCCATACTTATCAATCAAATAAGTATCAAAGGATTGTTGAGACATGGGCCATTCTGTTTGAATGTTCAGAATATTGTTTGCAAGCAAGATTACCCAATCTAAAGTTGAATCATCATAAATTTCAAATGCAACGTTATCTGGTCGGTCATCACCAATAATGTCATATTTTGTGAAGAAATTTAAGTCTCCAAAGATATCTTCTCTTAACTTACCACGCTTGAAAAGATTCTTGACAGCAGAATAATTTGAAATTTCTTTTTCATCAGCGGTTCTGCTGACATAATTAAAATTAGGAACTTGACGGAAGTATGGTCTTGTCATTTTAGTATCCTATGCCGTCATTTGACGTAATGTCATACTCATCCCAATAAATTGGAGTAATTTCTTGAAATTGAAGTGAAATATTATAAGATACCATGGTTGCCTTTTTATCATTAAAAGTCATGTATGTTCCAAGAGGTGTGTAATCTACAGCACATGATTGAAGGGCACAATTTTTAATTTTTCCAATGGATGGATGATCTTTACCGTCTTCGTCTTGTACACCTTTTTGATATTGAATTCCAAAAACGTAAGGTGCCTTTAAGAATAAACGTGTTGATTCTCTTTGCACAGCCATATTCTGTTTGAAAAATTTTATGATTTTTTTAACAGTTTCTGCTTCTTCAGCATTTCTTGGCGACAATTTAAATTGAAACTGAAAAGGTCTAAGTGTTGGTCCCTGAAAAAGAAGTTCTAAGTTTGGGTTTAAGACATTTCCAGTGACTCTAGAAAGAAGTCCTTGAACACCAACTGCTTGTTCTGCTAAGTATAGTCTTCCAAGATTACCAAAAGTTTTATTATCTTTTAGTTGTCCCAATACTCCCTTAATACGCTCGGCAGTTGCTTCACCTATTTGTCCTGTACTCATAAAATCTAATGATAGATTAACTAATCTTCTTTGAATTTCGTTTAATTCTCCTGCCCCCCAATTTACAGAATTTTGATCACTAATTCCCGATTGAATTGGTAATATTATTGCATTTGGATTAGTATTGACTTTTATAAATCCAGGTTCTTCAATCTTTTGAATATTTGCAGCACTGATGTCAGTTTTTTTAACTTCATAGACACTAAATCTAATTCTATCTTGATCATCAGCCATGTCCCGAGGATACACCAAATATGCTTCATCCTTAAGACCTGTGGCAGGAAGATTTGGAGGTGCTATCGGTTTAGATGTTTGATCTGGGGGAACCGTGGCTACGTTATTTGCCATTTATTTTTTTCTAATTATTTAGTGACGAATTTGGCATAAGGCAGTGAGCGAAGATAATCAATCTCACTATTATTCACTAAGTGTAGTTGCCCAACAACTTCTTGCCATGTATAATTTCTAGATTGCCCCCAATGAAAGTTAATTCCTTTAAATCCCCATCGTTCTACAGCAGTTACAGCAACTAATGGGTGTTCGTCATAAGTAATTTCATCAGTTTTGGGTAAGTAGATAAATGTATAATACTTTCCAACATCAGGAATCAGTTCTATTTCACGAAAAACTTCAAGAATATTCAGCATAATGAACTCCGCATCCTCAGAATCATCTATTTTCTTTTTTAGTTTTTCGGTTCTTGCGGATGCCATCAGCGAATACCTAACTCCTCTTCTGTTATAATTTTAAATTCAATCATATGATCTTTACAAAACTCTTCTGCTGCAGCCCACTTTGCCTGATTAGTTGCATACATGTAGACTTCATTGATATATGATTTTGTCGTTCTTGTCTTTGGTTTTGGTGGTTCAGTTTGCTTCTTGGGTTTGATTTCTATAATATATTTCTTGATTTGACCGTTACTCTCTTTTACCTTAATAATAAAATCTGGAAAATAAGTTCTGACTTTTTTTCTTACTGGATCATAATATTTGATACGAATTTCTTCAGAACCCCAAGCGATTATATTCTCATTTAAGTCACACCAACGGCAGAAAATCCTTTCCCAACTGCTTCTACAAATGATGTTGTTGGGGTCTCCTTGGTATTTTCTAGGATAGGATGGTTTGTAGATACTCTTGATACTTTCTGCCATTATCCCACATACATAATATATCAATAAGAATATTTATAGATGGCGGCTTTAGATCCAAAAGTTGGGATTTCAATGAGTGAAATTAAAAGCAAGTTATTAAGACCTGCTTTAACTTCCCACTATATCTGTGATTTTCAACCACCAGATACTGAATTTATAACAGCAAGAATTAATACTGCTCCCGGTGAAAGATATGATAAATTATCTTTAGCATGTGTTGAAGCATCTTTGCCAGGGTCTTCACTGATGACAAATGAAATTAATGATGATCACACTGGAGTTACTGAGAGACAAGCATATCGCAGACAATATGATGATCGTGCTGACTTTACTTTTTATGTTGGCAACGAAGACTATTATGTAATCAGATTGTTTGAAGCGTGGATTGGATACGCCGCAGATGAACAATATGGCGATCAACAAAAACGTGCAGCCGCAAATAATTACTATTATAGAGTCAATTTCCCCGACAGTTATACAACTGGAGGAACTTTTGGTGGATCTTTATCAATTCGAAAATTTGAAAGAGACTATGCCACGTCAGGAGTATCGTTAATTTATAATTTTGTAAAGGCATTTCCAGTAAATATTAACTCCATGCCAGTTGCATATGACTCATCTGAATTATTAAAATGCACTGTATCATTTTCTTATAGTCGTTATTGGATAAAAACTGAAATCAAACCAAGGATAGATCCACTACAACAATTAAATCCACTGCAACTATTGCCAGGTAATGTTGGCGGATTCACTGGAGCAGGATTTGAAGTATTTGTAGATCCTGGTTTGGCGTAATAAATAATCATACTGAAATTCTATAGGTTATTATGCCTTTACCAAAGATCTCCACACCAACATATGAGTTGGAATTGCCATCGACTGGAAAAACAATTCAATATAGACCGTTTCTTGTAAGAGAAGAAAAACTTTTAGTTCTGGCACTGGAAAGCGAAGATAGCAAACAAATCACAACGGCTATCAAAGCAGTCATCAAAAATTGTATCGAAACAAAAAATATTAAGGTAGAAACTCTTCCTACATTTGACATCGAATATTTGTTCTTGAATATTCGTGGCAAGTCTGTCGGAGAAGAAATTGAACTGAGCATCATTTGTCCTGATGATGAAGAAACTTCGGTTCCTGTTAAAATTAATGTTGATGAAATTCAAGTTCAAAAGAATCCAAGTCATACTACAAAAATCAAAGTCGATGATTCAATTATGATGGAGATGAAGTATCCATCACTGGATCAATTTATTAAGAGTAATTTTGATTTGTCTGGTGATAATGCAATGGATCAGTCATTTGATTTGATTGCATCTTGCATTGATAAGATTTACACTGAAGAAGAAGTATGGTCTGCTTCAGATGTGACTAAAAAAGAATTGACTGAGTTCTTAGAACAAATGAACACAGCGCAATTCAAACAGATTGAAAACTTTTTTGAGACAATGCCTAAATTAAGTCACACAATCAAAGTTAAGAATCCAAAGACTGAGATTGAAAGTGATGTAGTTCTTGAAGGGTTATCGTCTTTTTTCGCATAGCAATGGTCCATATGGACTTAGAAAGCTATTATCAACTCAATTTTTCGTTGATGCAGTATCATAAATATTCATTAACTGAGATTGAAAATATGATACCTTGGGAAAGAGACATCTATGTTGCTCTTCTCAAGAATCATTTAGAGGAAGAAGAACTCAAACAACGACAGGCTAATGGCTGATAACTTCAATAATAAAAGAATATCAGCCCTTAGTTTAGTTGGTAGGGATAGATATGAGCAGTATGCCCAAGAATTATTTGCACAAGGAACAATTGGTGGTGAAAGATTAAGTCCTGCAGAAAGAAAAGAGGGATTTAAGAGAAGGAATAATAAAGTTCAGTTCAAAACTTTTGTAGAAAGAGTTTTACAAAAGAAAGCGGTTGCCGCTGCAAAAGTCAAACCAATCAGGACCAGAGTTCTGCCCGGCACAGCAGAGCGTGAACGTGGCGGTGCCCTTACAAAATTTATTCCTCAACCAGAAGCACAGAAATCATCCTTTAGTATTTTAAAAGTTCTAAATTCAATTTTAGATACACTAAAAAATCAATTTAAATTCGATAAGAAAAAAGAAGATGATGATAGAAAAGAAGAAGAAAGAGAAAGAAGAAGTAAAAGAGAAAGTGCTCTTGAGAGCGTAAAAAAAATTGGAAAGGGAATTGTAGATAAGGTAGTAGCTCCTTTCAAGAGTATCTTTGACCGCATTTGGAACTTTATTTTATATACATTCCTGGGTAGAGCGTTTACTAAATTGATGGAATGGTTGAAAGATCCAAAGAATAAAAAAAAGGTATTTACTTTAGTTAGATTTTTTAAAGATTGGTGGCCATCAATTCTTGTTGGTGCTTTAGCATTCTTTACACCACTTGGCAGTTTGATTGCCACGATTACTGGCACAATTATTGCATCAATAGCGCGTATTGCTGCAGTAAATCCTTTGTTAGCGGCAGCCATAGCAACAGTGGGTGGAACATTTAAATTGGTGAGTGATGCCAAAGGAGCAAATCAAAGGGCAGTAGATGAAGCGAGAAAGAAAAAAGGATCTACATTAACACCAGCCGAAGAGGCAGAAGCAGTTACTCAAAAAATGACTAATCCCCTTATGGGAGGATTTATAATACCAACTTTAGTTGACCAACAATTGTCCCAACCATCTATTCCGAAAAAAGACATTGGTGGATTAATTAGTTCAAATACAGGAGTAAAAATTAGTGGAGCAGGTGCGGATACTCAACTGACAGCATTGCAACCTGGTGAAGTTGTAATGAATCGCTCTACAGTGAATGCTGTAGGAGCTCATAATCTTCTTGGATTAAATCGAATGTTTGGTGGGCCCAATGCAAATAAACCAGTATTTTCAAATAACATTCGCTTAGCGCAGGGTGGTGGAATAATAGGATCTATTGGTAGATTTCTTTCTAGTTCTGGAAGAGTAATGGCTCCTAGAGGAGAACAGTTTAGTGGTCAGCAAACAACAGTTCAAAAAATTTTTGGAATGACTGTTCCTGGATCCGAAAGATTTACAACTTATAGTCCAGATGATATAGAAAGATATAATAGAGCTAAACCAACAAGACCACTTGTTACTGGATCAAAACTTTATATAAGTCCAGATGGTTATAGTCAATATAGTGCTCCAACAACAAGAACACAGTCCAGAACGGATGCTGCAGCACCAGTTTCTCCAGAAAGAAGAAGAGAAAAAGCTTTAACTGAAGCAATTCAATTAAATCGAGATTTGGAAAGAACTTTAAGAAATGTTCCTGGTGCTGGTGGATATGTTGATATTCTGAAACAATCTGGAGATTTAGGTGAACAAGAGTTGAGAAATCAACTTGAAATGGAAAGGAAAATAAAAATTCTTGGACCACAATCCAGAGTTTTACCTCCAGGACCTCCACAAAGAGGGAGATCGAGTATTATTAATCTACCTCCAATTGCTCAAACAGCATCTGCCGCAGGAATGGCACCAGCAGCAGGAACTCAAATTCCTTCGTTCCCAGCAGTATCTGCAAGTGGTGGTTCCGACAGAGCAACTAACGCAAGCATCTATGGAATAGTCTGATATGGCAATTAATGCACAGAAACTATTACCACAATCTAAACTGACAACTGCCGAAAGAATGGCAGCCTCTTATGATAAGAGAGTTGATGACGTTTTAAACTTTAAAATCAAAGAAAAATTGATTAATGTTGATAAGTTCTTCAAAAAAGAAACCAAAGAGAAAGTCAAAAAAGCGAAAAAAGAAAAGGTAAAGAAAGAAAGAGCAAAAAGAGAAGAGAAAGAAAAAGATTTAGAAACACCAAAGGGCATCAAAGGTATTGATAAAGTTAAATCATTATTTCCTAAAACTGGAATTTTAGATGCAATTCAACGATTCGCTACATTCACTTTCCTCGGATATTTACTGACTAAGTTTGAAGATAATCTTCCAGCAATTGCAAAGATTGATAAAAACAATCCGCAAATTGGAAAAGTGTCTGGTGATATTTTTACAGGAATATTAAACTCATTAGAAGGATTTATTGGAGGTGCCACTTTAGGAACTGTCAATTCAATTGAAGCAGCATATGATGCCTATGACAATGTTAGAGGAACCATTCAAAAATATGGCGGACCAAACGCAACTAAAAAGTTTGATGAACTTTCATCTGGATTAAACAAACTTCTTAACGCAACAATTATTCTTGCAATTTTATACTCTAAAAGATTAAAGGAACCTCCAAAAGGTCCAAAAGGTCCTAGTGGTCCTTGTGTATGTCCTCCAACAGGATTAGCCCCAGCACCAATTAGATCAACAATTCCGCAAAGAAAACCTGCGTTTGATTTGGGAAAATTATTGGGAACAACACTTGAAACTGCTAATATTTCTGCTAGTGTGGCATTGGCATTTTTAACAGCTGCTGGATATTCTCTTAAAGATTTAGTTTTAGGTGGAGCAAAAAATGGTGGATTAATTGTTGGATATGCTAGAGGAGGCCAAGCAACAAGAGGTGGTAAAGTAGTAGGTGGTGCCGTTGGAAGAACATTCAGGGCACAAAGAATCCAGACTCCTAAAAAGGTTCAACCAGAAAGAGTTAATCCTGGTAAAGATGTTGGTGGTAAATTAAAGATTGAAAAGTTATATCCAAATCCAAAACCAGATGGGAAGAAGAGAGTTCCAAATCCATACAAAGCGTTAACTGGGGTTTCTGATAGTTTAGATAAAGGTGGATGGATTGGTGCTTTGATGGCTGCTGGTGTCAAATTAGCACTGGGGCAAAAAGTAGACAGTAAGAAAATTGCAGCATCTGTTGCAAGTGGAGTTGGATCTTTATCACAAGCGAGTGATCAAGGTTTAGGAACAGTATCTCGTTCAATTTTGGGAATGGCAGATGGTGGTATAATTCCTTCATTGGGATCAAATACTCAAGTCGTTGGTAACTTACTCGCAATTTTAATTCAATCTAGAGTTAATGAAGCACTTAAGAGTGTTACTGATGAATTGATCAAGGGTGGATCTGACGGTGGTGGTGGACCACGTGGTCCTGGTGGTCCTGCAGGCCCCGTTGGTCCTACTGGTCCTGCTAGCCCTGGTGGTGGAAGTTCATCTGGATTGTTCGAAGGAAAAGCAGCAGATATTCCACCAGAAGGAAAAGCACTTTTAGATGCAATTGCTGGATCAGAATCTAGTGGTTATAATTCTAGGTATCCATCTAAAACTTTTAGTGGATATGGTGATCACCCAAGACTTGATGAAATTATTCTGAGTGGTCCAAACAAAGGACTTACAAGTAATGCTGCAGGTCGTTATCAATTTATATCAACCACTTGGGATGATTATAAACCAGGAAAAGCATTTACTCCAGAAAATCAAGATATTGCAGCATACCGATTAGCTATCGCTGCATATGGTTATGGTGAGAAAGGACTTATCGAAGCACTTAGAAAAGATCCTTTGGCAGTTGCAAATAAGTTAAGTGGAACTTGGACATCTTTACCTGGTGGATTTGAACCAAATGATGCTACTAATGGATTTCTATCAAGATTCCAGGCAAGCATTAAGAAATATAAAAAACCCAAGCAAAAAGTTTCCACAGTTTTTAAAATTCCCGCAAAAGAAACAGGTTCTCAAACAGGTCTTTCTCCAATTTTTCAATACCCAACACCAGGATCTACAACTTTACCAGGAATTGAGAAATCAAGACCACAAAAAGTTTCTTCTCTTTCACAATATCCTTCTTATGATAGTGCTAGTGGTAGTATGATGGTTGCTATTCAACCAATTATTATTGAAAAAACAGTTCCAATGGCATCTGGTGGAGGAAGTCAAACCATTGCATTCCCAGTTCCTGTTGGTGTAAATAATAATATGGCAAGTCTAAGCAGATGACAGCAAATATTCAAGCCCAAGGTGGCGAAGGTCAGATTAATCTATTTGAGATTGTATCTAACTATACAAAGAAACCAACAGATATTTCCAATGGTATCATTGAGTTTACTTATCACGAAAGTATCTTGGATCATACTGTTCGAGCAACTGCGACTTTAACTGATACTGGATACAGAAGAAATGAAGAGGGCTCAGCAGTTGTTGAGAGTGGTGATGTGAATCTCAATACTGGTGAGTTTGTGAATATCAAGTTCACTGATGGTTATGACAATCAAATTTATTTTGATGTTGAGAATAATAATCAACTAAGAATTTTAGAAACTCGAAACATTGATGAGAGTACCAATAAAATTGTTTATACAATTGACATGACTTCTACTGAGTATCATGATAATGACAATCTAGAAAGTGTGGTTACAAAACGATTTGACGGAAAAATTACTGATAGTATAAAAAGTATACTACAAACCATTTTAAAGACAAAGAAGACAATCAATGTTGACTCTGGATTAAATGATTTCAGTTTCACTGGAAAAAGTCAAAAACCTTTCTATCTTTGCACCTGGTTAGCTAAACGTTGTGTTCCCGAAATTGCTGGAGCAAAAGGAAAACTCGCTGGATATTTTTTCTATGAGACTGCAGAGGGATTTCAGTTCAGATCAATTGATAAGTTATTTCAACAGCAACCAAAGAGAAAACTAATCTTCAACAATTTAATTGGTGAAGTTCCTCCTGGTTATAATGGTAAAATTTTAGGTTATTCATTTGATGCTACATTCAATTTGAAAAGATTACGCCTGACTGGTGCAATTGGCCAAGCAGAAACAAGAACATTTGATCCTTATACTAACAAGTATAGTGATAAGAATGCTGTAAACTCAAATGTCCAGTTTGATGAGAGTAATACTGGTGGACAAGAGAGAATCAAGTATGGTGATGATCAAAATAAAACAACAAAACGATATATCAAAATATTAGATACTGGCGCATTACCAAGAGGAACGAACTTAAAAAGTCAACTTGAAAAATCAAAGCAAGTTAACTTTAATGTTGATGAGATTTTAATTCAGTCTGCAATGCGTTACAATAGTCTCTTTGGTATTAAATTATCAGTAACAATTGCAGGAGACTTTAGCATCCGCGCTGGTGACATCATCTATTGTGAGTTTCCAGAAGTTTCTGCAAAAACCAATACCACATATAGCCAGAAGAAAAGTGGCATATATATGGTATCAGATATCGGTCATCGTATAACAAAAAACAGTTGTTATACGACCTTAAACTTAGTAAGAGAATCTATCGGAAGGAAAACTTTTTAACCATGGAAAGATCACTCCAACAACACATCAACAATGATCGTGATGAACTGGATAATCCAAATACAAATGGTCAACGTCGTCGCCATTTAGAGGATGAACTGAATGCACTTGAGCAGTATCAAGTCAATCATCCTGACGAAGACCATGATCCATCTGGATTGGAACTGTTCTGTGACTCAAATCCAGATGCATTAGAATGTAGGATCTACGAAGACTGATGCAAGAAAATTTTTT